TCTCCCGAGCGTACATCAGCTTGACACCTGCCCGCTTCAAGGTCATTTTTCCCATAGCAATGTCCTGGCGATCCCGACCGAAGCGGTCGATCTTCCACACCAGGACGCAGTCGAAGCGGCCCTTCTCCGCGTCTCGCAGCATCCGCTGGAACTCGTCGCGGCCGACGACGCTCTTGCCAGAGACGTGCCGGTCTGCATATATTTCTATGATGTCAATGCCGTGCTCCTCAGCATACTGCTGGCAGTCGGCAACCTGGCCCTCAATGGACTGCTCCGTCTGGTGCGGGCCTGGTGAATATCTCGCATAAATGACGCCGCGCATGGCACCGTCCTCCCTTCCCGGGGTCCTCCCGTTAAATGTGTAGGATCGCTCTGACCGCTGCCTGGGTCTCAGCTCCGGCGTGCCGGTATGCTTCGATCAGGTCGATCTCGGCCAGAGTTACGGCCAGAAACTTATTGGCGGCGGGGTCCGTTTCATCGCCTGCCGGCTTCTCAATCTTATCAGTATATCCCAGCAGGTAGTTCATATCGACATGGAAGATCTCGGCCAGGGCCTCGATCACCTCGAAGCTCGGCTTGCGCTTTCCGTTCTCATACTGGGAAATGGTCATTTTATTCAATCCAGCGCGGTCGGCCACCTCCTGCTGGGACCAGCCACGCTCTAATCTTAAAGATTTCACAATCTGAGAAAACTCCATAATTCTGTCCCCCTAAAAAAAAATGTTTATTTTTCTCTTGACAATTATAAACTAAGAGTTTATTATAGTCAATGTAAACTATTAGTTTACATCAGAGAGAACGACGGTAAACAGTACCGGCAAGGAGGGCACACAATGAACACCTACAAGATTATTTTTACCCGCGAAAACGGGACCCAGGGCACCGACCACTTCACCGCCATCAACGAGCGCCAGGCCCGCAAAGACTTCGGCGAGTGCTACCGTCACAGCACGGCCGCCATCATCAGCATAGAGCTGGCCAGCACCAATACCCCGGCCACCAAACAACAGGAGCGCGACACCCTGGAGAAGATCCGGAAGATGGTCGAGCAGCTGGGCCCGGACTCCTACCTGGCCACCACCTTCGAGGGCTGCTTCGACCTGGCCGCTGAGAACATCGACAACGACTGGGCCTGCTCCATGGCTGACCGCGCCCGCAACGCTGAGAAGCGCGTCGCAGAACTGGAGGACAAGCTGCCCGAGGCCGTGAAGGACTACGAGGCCGCCCATGCTGCCGCCCATGCGGTCGCCGAGGAAAAGGACGCCGAGATTGCAAAGCTGAAGGGTCAGCTGAAGCAGATCCAGGAGACCGCCCGCTGGAATGGCCAGAGATGTGATGAGGAAGCGACCGCCGCTGGAGAGGCCCAGCGTCGTGCTGAGGCCGCCGAGGCCGAAGTCATCCAACTGAAAGCTAAGCTCTACGACCTGCTGGTCGCCGGGAAGTAAGGGAGGACGGACTGATGGCTGCGTATATGAGAAAGACGGGGATCCTCCCCGTCTGCACCAATAACGAGGCCCGGGCCTACTTCGCCGGCAAGGGCCTCACCTATGCCGACGTGACCGAGGGCGACATCCTCGCCCTGGTCATGCTGCTGAACAAGCACATCAAGAAGGCGAACAAGGACTGCGAGACCTCGATGGGCTCCATGTACCTGAGCCGCCAAATCGACCTCAAACGGAAGACCAACGGCACCCTGATCAGCTGCTTCCTCTACGTCAACAGCCACTACTTCGAGCGCCGGGAGTGCATCAGCTTCAATGCTAACGGCTGGATCGGCTTCGCCGGCTGGGCTGACCAGGGCAACACCAACCCCATTTTACGAGCATTTATCGAGTGGTGCGACGCGCTCGCTGCCACCAAAGAAAAGGAGGACACACAACAATGACCCGCTTCAAGTATTATTCCAATTATCTCGCCTGCCTGCTGGGCACTTTGATCGCCTTCGAGCTCTGCTGGATCGGCGCCAAGTACGTCATCGAGGGCGAGGTGGTCCACACCTACCTCGACCACTTCATCGCTGTGTGCGGATCGTTTTATATCACCCGTGACACCATGAAGATCTGGCTGAAGCTCCAGACCAAGAGCCAGAAGGTGCAGCACTAAGGAGGCCGCCATGAGGAAGGACATCCCGCTGCACCAATACCCGAAGGGCGTGCAGATCGCGACCCACATGATCGGCTTGAACTACAAGCGCCCCTACATCCGGCACGGCCGGCGATACTACAAACCCTACCGTAACTACTTCTGCTCGGCGCTATCCGGCCCCGACTATAAGACGCTGCGGAAGATGGAGAAAAAGGGCTACGTCGTGAGCGGCAAGCCCGGCGAGAAGGGCATCTATTTCTGGATGACCCGCGAGGGGCTGGACTGGCTGGGCGAAAAGATCCGGATCCAGATCCACGACCCCAGAGACTAAACCGAGGAAGGAGGCAAAGCATGGCCACAGTAAAGACTATTGACGCTCAGACCATCGGGGAGAGACTTCGCACTCTGCGCGGATCTCGCACCCAGAAGGAAGTCGGCGACGCCATCGGCGTGACCGCCATGGCGATCTCTTTTTACGAGCGCGGCGAGCGAGTGCCGGCTGATGACATCAAGGTGGCGCTGGCCCGTTATTTCAACAGCACCGTGGAAGCTATTTTTTTTACATTCTAAGTAAACTTTAAGCTTACTTTTTTCAAGGGAGGACACACATGGGAAGAAAGAACAGACAACGCAAGCCGGAGCCCTTCAAGTGCTGCGAGACCTGCGCCAATATGCAGCCGATAGGCGAAGGCGATCACATCTGTGACGCCTGCTGTAGCCACGATGGCAGCCCGACCGCTCTCGTCCTGGAGAGTTACGTCCCGGCCGACGACTACTTCATCTGCGGAGGAAGCAGGTGGACACCACAATGAGCGCCACAAACCGAGGCTGCGAGCGCAAGGCCTACGACTTCTATGCCACCCCGCCGGAAACCGTCCGGGCCTTCCTGGCCAACTTCGACGGCATCAGCTCCGGCGACCGCATCCTGGAGCCTTCTGCCGGCAACGGCCAGATCGTCAAAGTGCTGAGGGAAGGCGGATATGACAACCGGATCGACGCCGTGGAGCTGCGACCGGAGGAGCGGGGCGCCCTGGAAGCTCTGGCTGACAACGTCACAATCGGCAGCTTCTTCGACTACGAGCCCGACTGCGGCTACGATGTCATCATAGGCAACCCGCCCTACAGTCTGGCCCTGGACTTCATCAACAAGAGCCTGGAGCTGCTGCACCCTGGCGGCCTGCTGATCTTCCTGCTCCGGACGAACTTCCTGGAGAGCGAGAAGCGCTTCAAGTGGTGGCAGGAGCACCCGCTCAGCGGTCTCTACACCCTGCACAAGCGCCCCAGCTTCACCGGCCGAGGCACCGACGCCACCAGCTACTCCTGGTTTGTGTGGGAGCGGGGGGGGGACCGGCTGCATAGGTCATCAGACCATCAAAACCATCTAAGGAGGACAAGCGCATGGAAGACATTGACCTGACAATGCTGGCCCGCTCGGCCTACCGGGCGATCCTGAGAAGCGTGGAAACCGCAGAGGCTGAGGAGCCTGAGACTGTGAAGGAGGTGGTGCCTATGACTGCACAAAAAGATTGAGCCCCGGAGCTAATGCCTCGGAGCCCAATAGAACACAGTCCCAGTATAACACAAACAAGGAGGAAATAAAAGCATGAAAATCACCGTCGAATTTGCAAACCTGAACGAGTTCAAGCAGTACATGGGCGTCGAGTCCCCGAACCTGCTCGCCCAGGCATCCAAGGAAACAGAGGACGCTCCTGCACCCGCTGAGGCCGTCCAGGAGCCCCAGAAAGCACCGGAGGGCCCTGCCCCTAAGAAGAACACCAAGAAGGTCGAAAAGACCGCCCCTGCGGAAGCTGAGCCCTCTCCTGAGTCTGCTGACGAGGCTGCACCCGCTGCGCCCGCAGAAGTGACCGAGGACTTCCGCATCACCGTCCGCAAGCAGCTCGCGGCCCTCAACAAGAAGCGCGGCTACAACCGTGCGGCGGAACTCATCAACGAGCAGACCGGCAAGGGCAAGCTCACCGAGGTCGCACTCGCTGACCTGCCGAAGCTCATGGAAGCAGCAAAGGAGGAAACCAATGCCGACTAAGCACGCCCGCTGCTCCGCATCGGCCGCATACCGCTGGATCAACTGCCCCGGATCCGTCGCCCTGTCTGATCAGTGTCCGGATCCCGGCTCCAGCAGCTACGCCGACGAGGGAACAGTCGCCCACAGCCTGGCCGAGCTGAAGCTCCGCCACGTCCTGCATGAGATCACCGACGCCCAGTACAAGAAGCGCCTGGCCAAGATCCAGCAGGACGACTACTACAACGGCGAGATGGACGAGGCCACCGACTTCTATGTCGAGACCGTCCTGGAGGAGTTCGCCGCAGCCGGCGAAGGCGCCGAGCTGATGATCGAGCAGCGCCTCGATCTTTCCCAATGGATCCCGGAAGGCTTCGGCACTTCCGACGCCGTGATCATCGGCGGCAGCATGATCCAGGTCATCGACCTGAAGTACGGCAAAGGTATCAAGGTCGAGGCCAAGAACAACCCCCAGTTCCGCCTCTACGGCCTGGGCGCCGTCTCTCTGTTCGGCGATCTCTACGACTTCGACACCGTGAAGACCACCGTCGTCCAGCCCCGCCTCGATCACGTTGACAGCGAGGTCGTCATCCTGAAGGAGCTGCTGCTCTGGGGCGAGGAGGAAGTCGCGCCCCGCGCCATCATGGCCATGGAAGGCTCCGACTACTTTGTGGCCGGCGACTGGTGCCGCTTCTGCCCGGCGAAGGCTCGCTGCCGCAAGCGTGCCGAGTTCAACCTGGATCTGGCCCGGATGGAGTTCCAGAAGCCCCCACTGCTCTCCAGCGAGGAGATCGGCGAAGTGCTGGCCAAGGCCGAGCACCTGAAGAAGTGGGCCGAGGAGGTCAGTGCCTACGCTCTGGAGCAGGCCCTGGCCGGTGAGCACTACGACGGCTGGAAGCTGGTCGAAGGCCGCAGCAATCGCAAGTACGCAGACGAGATCCAGGTGGCCGACAGGCTGAAAGCTGCCGGCTTCGACGAGGCAATGCTCTACCAGCGCAAGCTCTACGGCATCACCGAGATGGAGAAGCTCGTCGGCAAGAAGAAGCTGGCCGCCACTCTGGGCGACCTGCTGATCAAACCCGCAGGCAAGCCGGTCCTCGTGCCGGAGTCTGATAAACGCGAAGCTATCAACACAACCGAAGCGGCTCAGGCCGACTTCACCACCGGCGACGACGAAGTCGCGCCGTTCTAATTAAGGAGGATTATAAAATGTCTACTACCAAAGTTATCACCGGAAAAGTTCGTTTCAGCTATGTGAACATCTTCAAGAGCCGTGCCTTCCAGGCTGGCCAGGACGCCAAGTACAGCGTGTGCCTGCTGATCCCTAAAGAGGACAAGGCCACCATCAAGAAGATCAAGGCAGCCATCGACGCAGCTGTCCAGGACGGCATCAGCTCCAAGTGGGGCGGCAAGAAGCCCGCCAACCTGAAGCAGCCTCTGCGCGACGGCGACGCCGAGCGTGCCGATGGGGCTCCTGAGTACGAGGGTATGTACTTCCTCAACTGCAACAGCACCCAGAAGCCCGGCATCGTGGACAAGGATCTGAACGAGATCCTGGACCCCGACGAGGTCTACTCCGGCTGCTGGGGCCGCGCCTCCATCAACTTCTTCCCCTTCAACACCAACGGCAACAAGGGCGTCGGCGTCGGTCTGAATAACATCCAGAAGCTGAAGGACGACGACCGCCTGGGCGCTGCCCGTGCTTCTGCCGAGTCCGACTTCGGCGGCGACGACTTCGAGGACGACGAGGACTTCTAAGGAGGACATACAGATGCACCGAGTTATGGGCGTGGATATAGAAACCTATAGCTCCGTGGATCTGGCCGAGGCGGGCGTCTACGCCTACGTGGAGGCGCCCGACTTCGACATCCTGCTCATCTCGTACATCTTCGACGACTGGGGCGAGGACGACGTCAAGACCATCGACTGCTTCGATGCTGATCCTGACATGATGGCCGAGTTCTGCGAGGCCCTCCTCGATCCCCAGATCGTCAAGACCGCCTTCAACGCGAACTTCGAGCGCACCTGTCTGGCCAAGTGGCTCCAGAAGCCCATGCCGCCGGAGGAGTGGCGCTGCACGATGGTCAAGGCGCTGACGCTGGGCCTGCCGGGCAATCTGGCAGGCGCCGGCGAGGCGCTGGGCCTTCCTCCCGAGAAGCTGAAGGACCCCCAGGGCAAGGCTCTGATCCAGTTCTTCTCGAAGCCGTGCAAGCCGACCCGGACCAACGGCCAGAGGACGCGCAACCTCCCACAGCATGACCCAGCCAAGTGGCAACTCTACAAGAGCTACAACCGGCAGGACGTTGTGACCGAGCAGGAGATCCTACGGAAGCTATCCATCTACAAGACACCGGAGTCAGAGCAGGAGCTCTGGGCTCTGGACCAACACATGAACGACAACGGCGTGGCGCTCGACATCCCC